GCTAACTCTGCTTCCAATTCAGACATCTTGTTTTCTAATTCAGAAATTTTACTTTCTTTTTCAGAAACGATATTTGAAAGTTCTTCTTTCTCATTTGATAAGTCTGTAAGTTTATTAACTACTTCGTCATTGTCAGAAAGAACAACAGAAACTTCATTAACTGGGTTTTCATCTACGTCTTTACCCTTAACAGCGTTGATTATTTCTTCTTTTACGCCATTAAACCAATTTTTCAATTCGTCAGTCATTTTCGTTTTTTTAATATTACTAATTAACTCTAGTTTGTTTCTAACTTCTGACTCATTTACATTAGTAAACTTAGAGAAGTTAAAACTTGCAGCTACTTTAATAGGTTCTGTAATAACATCTATAAAACCCATATCTTTAGCCTCTTGACTTGTTAGCCAAGTTTCTTCATCCATCATATTTGAGATTTCTTCGTTTGTTAACTCAGTTTTACTCGCATAGATAGATACAAGCTCTTGTTTAATCTTATCTAGTAAATCTGCTGTTTTACGCATATCTTCTGCATCACCTGCTGATTTACCGAAAGGATTATGTATCATAAAGAATCCATTTTCAGCCATTTCTATCTTATCTCCTGCTAAAGCTATAATACTAGCAATAGATGCAGATAAACCTTCAATCTTTACATTGACATGACCTTTATGTGCTCTTAATACGTTATATATAGCAAGACCATCAAAAACACTACCACCTACAGAGTTCATTCTAAGGTTAATGTTTTTATCTCCTGCTGATTTTAAATCTTGTATAAAGTTTTTTGCTGAAGTTCCATAATCTCCTATTTCATCATAAATAGAAATTTCCACAAAACTTGCATTGTTTTCAAAAGTGTACCAGTTATTCATTTTGCAAAAATACGATATACCTTTATTTTTGATAGGAAAAAGTTGGAATTTTTTATCTAATGTTGTATTCTTTTTTAAAACTCTTACTTCTTTTATATACAATATTAGCTGCTGTTCTTTCTGTTATATCGTACTTAACAGATAAATCCATAAAAGCATAAACAACCTTGCCTTTGTTTTTTTTCAACATTGCAGAAAAATCTGACATTACCATATAATCTCTTAGTTTTTTAGGATCAACCAAGCCTTTTTCTATAAGAAAATGTAAAACATTTTTAATACCAGCTTCTTCAGAGTATTTAGCTTTTATTTCATCATAAGTTTTTTCTACAAACTGATTGACTATTTCAAGCTTATTTTGACGTATTGCCATAATCTAATTTATACATTTACGGAAAACTTTGCAAAAAGTTATTAATATTTTATTAACATCTAATTGTTAGAAAGATGCCTGACTCTCTAATGCAGATACTCTATTTTGTGTTGTTGTAACCTCACTTTCTACAACTATAACTTGTGAAGTACCTGTATTATTACTTACAATATTTTGTATGCTTCTTAGCTCACCACCTAAAGCAAATCTTTCTCCAGAACTAATTAATCCTCCATCAGCAAACTTAACACCATTACCATTGAAAGAATTTATAGCAGATAATATAGGTCTAAAAGCTGATGTAGATTTTTTATTAATAATTGCTTCACCACCTTCTGCTTCCATAACTCTACCACCTACTGCAAACTTAACACCACCATTAGCATGAGAAGCACCTTGAAATACACCACCTCTGGTCAAACCTCCTCTAGCAAATGTAGCTGTGCCTTCTGCGTTTGTACTTGCTCTTTGTACGTCACCTGCTCCTCCACTACCACCTGCTTCGCCTTTAAGAGCAAGAAGGCTAGCAATAAGAGGTGCAACAGCAGCAGCCATTATAGCCATACGAGCAAAAGCACTAAAAGGGTCACCATCTTTTGCCTGCTTTGTGATAGCTCCCTTAGCATCAATAATACCTTTTATTGCACTAGCAACACTAGCAGCTTTAGTAATAGCCATACCTGCTTTTGCAGCAGCAGTGTTTTTACCCATTAATTGTCCTATTTGTGTAAGAGAACTACCAATAGTCATAGCGTTATCTATGTTAGCTTTTATAAGGTCAGATTTAGCTTTTTCACTTTCTTCTGTATCTTTAAGGTCTTGTTTTCTTTGTTTTGCTTTCAAATCAGCTAATTTTGTTTCTAAACTAGCTCTTTGTTCAACACTTAATTGTGTTGTACTTAAAACACTTTCTGTGTGTTCTATAGTTAATCTAAGAAGTTCAGAATTTAATTCTTTCTCTGTTTTTATGATACCTTCTGCGAATTTTAGCTTTTCGTTGCTAAGAATTTGATTTAATTCTATTTCTGCTAATTGACCTTCATTTAATCCTTGCTTTTCTTTTTCTATACCAAGCTCTTTTAATCTTTTAATTTCTGTTTCTATTGCTTGTATAATTTTATTTTTTTCAACTAATTCTGCCTCTGTAGTTTCAGGCAAAGCTTTAGCTTGCTCCAACTTATCATTTTGAATATTTATTAAAGATTTTTGCAATTCTAATTCTTCTAGTTGTCTTTTCTTTTTTTCTTCTGCTGCTTTTCTATCTAATTCTTCTTGGTTTTGTTCTTTTTCAAATTGTTCAGAAGCTAAAATACCTAACTTTTTAACAGCATTTTCTTTGCCTTTAATTTCATCATCCATGCGTTTTAAAGTTTTTACTGCTGTTCTGTTGCCTATTTTTATTAAAAATTTATTTTCTTCTTCAAAAATTCTTCTATCTTCTTTTGCATCTTCAATCCTTCGTTCCATTCTACCCCTTCTATGAAACATCATGCCTGATAAAGTTCCTTCAAAATTTTCTTCTGATTTTGATAATTCTTTAAATTTATCTTGCAATTCTTTTACAGTTTTATTTATTATTTTATCTCCTCTTTGTTCTACTGTTTGAAAATTATCAGATAATATATTTAGAAAATTTGCTACATTCTGAACAGTTTTTTGCAGGACACCATCTCCATCTTCAAAAGTTAATATCAAACCTTCATAAGCAGATTTTAATTTTAACAATGCACCTCCTAGTGTGTTTTCCATAATATCTGCCATTCTATCTCCAGAACCAGATGAAGTGTTCATTATTTTATTAAAATCAGTTAAACTATCTGCTGATGCTATAAATGAGTTCATAGCTTGTACTTGCCTTCTGTCCACTATTTGCATTACACCTGCTACGTCAATACCTGAAGCTTTTAGTTCTTTAAGTGCAACTATAAAATCTTCTCCTGAATGAACTGTTCTACCTAGCTTTTGTGACAAATCAGATGAACCATCTTGTAAATGTAAAAGAATATTTCTTAAAGATGTACCAGCAATAGATGCTTCAATACCTCTATCTGTTAGCAGTGCTAGTAAACCTGTTGTTTCTTCAAAAGAAAAACCTGCCATAGAAGCAATAGCAGATACTTTAGACATTGATGTTTGAAACTTCTCTATATCAAGTGCTGAGTTTGCAAAAGCTGCTGCCATAGCATCTGCAAATCTACCAGTTTGGTCTGTATCTACACCAAAACCACGAATAGTAGCAGCTACTACAGTAGCAGTTCTACCTAAATCTTCACCCATAGCAGTAGATAGCTTTAATATTGCTTCTTGTGCATTTAAAATCTCTTGTGGATTGAAACCTAGTTTTGATAAGTTAAGTTGAAGCTCTCCTACCTGTGTAGCTGTAAAGAATGTTGTTCTACCTAATTGTTTTGCCGAGTTTATTAATTTTTTAAACTCTCTTTCATTAGCACCACTAATAGCTTTTACTTTAGCCATTTGAAATTCAAAATCTTTAAATGTGACTACAGCTTGTTTTACAGCCTGCCCTATAGCACGCATAGCTTTCGTAAATAAATCAGTGGCTATTTGTGCAACACTAAATGCTTTTGCCATTTTCATGGTAAAGCTTGTACCTCTTTTTTGTGTTTGATTTAAGCCTTGTAAAGCTTTTTGAGCACCTCTATATTGTTGTCTTTGTAATTTTAACTTTCTTTCTAAATGATCTAATCCTTGAACTTGTCTATCAGTTGTTTCTTTGTTTTGTTTTGATTGTTTTTTTAGAGCTTTTAAAGACCTTTCAGTTTTATCTATTTCACCTCTAAGTTTTACAAGTTCTGTAGTACCTTTAATACTTAAATCTAATAATATTTCTTCTCTAGTTTTTGCCATCTGAATGTTTTTTTATTTTTTTTATATCAAACATAATATCCTGAGATATTGTTCTATTTACAATTTGTGCTATTTTCTTTTTTCTTTTGTTAACAACGTTTCCAATAAAGTTAAGCTTTGGAGATTTTCTTTTTTTGTTGGGTAAACCATCTTTCATTATTCTTCTACCAACTGCATACGCTATTTGTTTTACTTCAGTTTCATTTTTAGCTAAACCTTTTTTTCTTACCCATTCTCTTAAATCGTCTATATTAGGCATACTTGACCAAGCAGAACCATCTAATCCTTGATTTATAATTAGACCATAACCATTACCAACTATTTGTAAACCATCTTTTTTTACTTTAGTTTTTAAAGAATTGTCTAAAGAACCACTAGCAAAATATTCTTGATTTTTAAGCTCTCTCCTTAAATCTTTTATAAGAATATCTCCAATATCATCTAAAATTTGTTTTAAAGCTAAACCCATTATAATCTTGCTTTTTGTGAATGATTGATTATTGCTCTTTCTATACTTACTAACTTAGTGCTTATACATCCATCATATCCTGCTAAGTAACTTATATTACCTCCAAAAGTTAAATTGCTAGTACCCCATCTAGCAACTTGATCTATAACTAAATCATCAGTAGCTACAGTTGTACTTCCTATTTGTTTTCTGTTTTTTCTAACAGTTAGAGTTGTTCCTTTTCTTTGTACTGTTATTAATGTTGGGTCTGCCGTACAAGCATTATCACCCATTGATATTGTATATGTTTTACCAGAACCTAAACCAAAATGAAAATTACGATTAGCATCCTCATTAAAACCTACATAAACATTAGCATCTGAAGAATTACCTAATAGTCTTATATATTTTTCTTGCTCATAAACAAAATGTAAGAATAAAGTAAAATCACCTGACATTGTTATATTAGCACTAGATGATACAAAATCTCCTTCTGAATGATTACCATCAAAATATATTGAAGATTCTTCATTTACACCTCCTGCTTTTCTTCCAAGTTTAGGTGCAAGGTTTGATGTACCATTAGATAAAATAAAACCACCATAACAAGAAGCCCAAGTAGCTAATCTACTAGCTGATTGTATTACTTGTTTTTTGTAATCAAAAAGAAATACAGGTTGTATAGTAACATCTGCAAAAGTAGTTACTGTGCCTTTTTGTGCTGTAGTAGTTGTTGTTGCTACATTAAATTCTGTTAAGAGAGGAAAAGAATGTCTTGGTGCACTTGATGATATTTGTATTATTCTTTTAGGACTAGAAATCATCAGCTCATTGTAATACTCATTACCATCTTCTCCTTTTTCTGTATATACCATAGGAGTCAATACACCATCAACTAAACAGTATAATTTGTTTACTACTATATTTTTTTTCTGTGCAGAAAGTTTGCCTGATTTTATTGACATATCTATATATTTAAACCTTCAGTTAAATCCATTATATCTCCTATTACAGAAGCTTTACCTAAATCATAATGCTCTACTAACTCAACCCTTGTTGATTCATTAGTGTGAGGCTTGTAATCTACTATTTTGTTTACTCTATAATAAACACCTTCTATGTAAATAATCTTTCTAAAATCAAAATTTAATATATCATTATGTTTTAATTTTAAGAATATAGTTTTTACTCTTGGATTATTTTTAAGTTGAGCAAACATTTTAGCATAAAAATTATGGTACAAACCTCTTAAAGTTTTGTTTCCTGTATGAGTACCTACATCTTCATGTAAATACTTGACATCATTAAAAGATAGGTTGGGGTCTATCTTATGTTCAACTCCATCATAAGTTCCTATACTAAACTGCACAAAACCAACTTCTGCTGTTGCTGTAGCAGGAGAAGTGCTATTACCAGTAGAACTAGTTAAAATAAATTGTTGTTGAAAGCTATCTAAACAAATAAAATTAGCTTTTGTACCACCTTTTTCAGAGTCACCATTAGTTGGAAAATTGTCATGTGGTGCTCTTGAATAGTTTACTAAACCACTTTGATGAAAACTATTATAAAAGGTAGGCACTGGCAAACCTTCAAGTGTTACTTCATCAGAAACTACAGGTAAAGTTAAAAATATTCTAGCACCAATACTAAAGTCTTTTTCTGGTCTTTGTACTTCTTTATCTGTTAGTAAATTTGTGTATTCAGTATGTATTATAGGTATGGTGGGCTCTGCTCTATTATTTGGATTATTATTTTGAGGATTTAGATATTGTGGCTCAGGAAAACTAAAAGTTGGAGAAAAATATTTATTTTCTATAACATATTCTCCATCTTGAAAAACCCCATTTGTATTTATTTCTTTATAAGCACCATAATCCGTATAATTTTTTTTGTTATATTTCTCTAAAAAAGCGTCATTGGAAGCATCTTTGTATTCAAATATAATCGTAGATTTTAAATCATCTATAAAATCTTCTGTTATATCTTTTGAATAATCTACCTTATCAGACCAATTAAGTGCATCCTCTCTTTTACCATAAAAGAAATCAAAAGGCTCTACATAAACTTTCTTTTGTATAGGGTCTGTAAAGTATTGTAAATTAAACATTTGTGTCAAGCCTGATACAAAATCTGATTGTTTACCTTTTGGTATTAAAAAGTTTATATCTTTTATGGGGTCACCTGCTGAATATGTTGGTGAACCTTCTATTTTTAAAAAGCCTCCACTTATTCCAAAAGTAACACTACCACCATTTCCTTGTGGATAATCTATACTATGTACGTTTATACAAGCTATAAATGTTTCTTCAGTTGACTTTACTGTCGTATGTGATAGTTGAAAGTTAGATGTTGTGTCATGGTTACCTACATGTGAAAAAGATTGTTGAACAGCATCTACTCTTTGCCAGCCATTGTAATTAGCGTCATTATCTATGGCATCATATATATCTTCAGAATTTGCTTTAGTATAGTCTGGTATTCTCCATAGTTCTGCTCTTATGACATATTCAAATGTACCTCCATGTGTTCCTTGATCTCTAAAATGTCTAACATCAATACTTGCTGTTACTTCATGAGTACCAGAGTTTGCTTGTTTTACTACTGAGTTTTGTGCTCCACCAGAAAAATCGCCTCTTACATTTCCATCAGTGCTATCAGTGTGGTCAGGAGAATTATCTTCTACTTCACCACCAAAAAATACAAATCTTGCTGTAATATTATTGTGTGCAGCAATCTTACCATTTCTTCCATTAACATTTTCATCACCCATAGACCTTAAAAGTTGAGATGTACCAGCATTATAAAAATAATTACCAAATTCTCCATAACCATCTGTTTTTTTAACCTCTCCAAACTTATCATCCAACATTTCTCCTGTACGTTCAAAGTTCATAGGCATAATCAAAGACTTAAAAAACTGACTATCACAAAACTCACTTACTACTTCATAGCCTTGTGATTGAAATATTTTATCCCATATATTTTTTATAAATAGGTTCGGTATAAAGTCTAAGGTAGATACAACTCTATTTGGTGCAATAGTATCACCAACACTCATTAAAGGATATAAAACCTTATCATGATTTTTTTTATAACTATTAAAATCGCCTGCTGTATTATTAGTAGGAAATTCATCAATACCATTACCATTAGGTAATTGACTTATTCTTGAATATAATAATGGAATAAAATTATCTCTAAATCCATAACCTTCAATACTGATTCCTTGATAGTTAGTAGTGTATTGACCTAAATTATAACTTACTGTATCTTCAAAATTAAATTCAAAAGGTTGTGCAGATATAGTGCCATCTTCTAAATCTTTGTAGTTGGAATACTCTTGTGAGCTAAATTTTAAATCTTTAAGCTCTTTATTTTTAATTCCTGAAGCCCAATCCATGTTATCACCAAACAAAGTACAGCTATAAGATTTTACCTCAGTATCTTTAGTTACTTTGGTTATACGAACTTTTCCTGCTAAAACATGAACATTATCAACATATACAGAAGCATCTATGTTTCCTAATACATTTTCTCCTTGTGCAGACCTCCATCCTGAGTTCCATAGGTTTCTCAGTATAACATTATTATTATTGGTTGCTGGTATATCAAATGTCTTACTAAAAGAACCACCTCTTGTCTTTAGGTTCTTAACATCAAAGTTTTGGAAGCTTAATGATAAAGGAAATTTCTCGCTTGATGTAATATCTAATTCACCAACAATATTATCTTCATTACTTGCACTTGTACCAAAACCTCTTAATTGTAATTTTACTTCTGCCATTATGTGCTTATTGTTCTATTTTTTCTACTTTCAACATAATCTATACTGATCTTAGTACCTTCATCACTATTTGTAAGCTCTGTCGTACCATCTTTGATAAGCACAGGAACATAGTAATTTTTATTTAGTGGTGACATAAAACCTTTTTGTGATTCTTCTTCTGGTGAATACTCTGTTACTTTTATGTAATCTATAATAGTTCTTCCTGATAGGTCATTATAATTAGCTATAAACATTGGAGCAAAAAATCCAACATTTTTTCCTACAGTATAATATGCTCTTGCTGCTTTTGCAGGGTCAGGGCTTGCTCCACCATAAGCACCTCCATCTTTAGTAAAACCACTAATGTAACCTCTAAAAGTAGTGTATTTAGCATCATTACCTGTTGCATCAATCAAATTTTTTGCTTCTACTGCTACATAATGTGCAGCACCAAAAGTATCTGCTCCTGCTGTACTAATTTTCGTACCATTAAAATCTGTAGCTGACTCATCATACATTGTTAAACCACAGTAAAATAAACCATTTGATGTGCCACTTCTTGACTTTACCCTTACCTCCACCTCGTACATCCTGTCTTTTCTATACTTAAATATTGTTTTACTAGATGCGTGCACCTCATCATCACCACTATTATTTCCAACAATCATTGCTTTTGTTCCTGAAACATGACCCTCTGCTGTACTAAAACTAACCAAGCCTGAACTACCATCAACTAAGTTCCAATTTGCTTCAAACTCCTCACCTGTAGAATATGTAAATTCTTCTTTAAATACTTCCTTTGCTTTCCATCCTTTTTCTATCCATACGTTTGGACTAGACATAAGGTCTTTAAACATCTCTACTTCTAAAGGGTCTATAATCTTACTTACTGCATTACCACTGTTAAAAGCGTGTACCTTATGCTTTCTTGATGAAGGGTACTCATCACTTGTAAGACCTGCTATTCTCGGTACTACTGCACCTAAGTGTTCATTAGAAGCAACTAATCCAATATATTGACCAGCATTCATAACGTTATTTGAAGCACTTTGACCTAGCTGACCATCAAAAAATGGATATATTGTCTGTTCGTAAGTGTTAGAAGATGTGTTTAACATTTTAGCAGAAACATTATCAAAAGTATAGCTGTCTATACCTCCTAATCTATTTTGCCAATGAAACCTAGTGCATCTTTGGTCATACTGTTTTTTGCTATGGTCTATATAATAATATACATCTTCACCGACATAAGACTGTGCAGTTGCCAACTGCGTGTTTACAACATAATAACTTACTCCTGAAAAATCTGTTAATGGTTGATCTTCATACCATTCACCTGTATGGTCTATACCTGCTTCTTTTATATTTCTTGTTCCTACACCTATTTGTACTACAGCCATATCTTCTCCAGTAGGTGTTGCAGAACCATAAGATAATATTTGATTATGATTATGAGTGCCTCCTGATGTATTAACAGATTTAGTTATATCTAATCTATAATATGTTGAAGCAGTACCATGTGTTAAAAGGCTACCATCAAGACCATAAAACCTAATATATGCTACAATTTCATCTCCTCCTGCTGTTATTTCTACAGGAAAACTCAAATATTCTGATTCATCATATCCTATCATTCTTTTACAAGTAGGTTTTAAAGTTAAATATTTTTGCCTTCTTGCAAGGTGATGGGTATCATCTTTGTGCATATAAAAGGTATTTATTGCATTATGTTGTTGTTCACTTGGATAACTAGAAGCATCAGGATGATCTGTGTGATTAAGAATAGCATCACCTATGTAGCTATTAATTTCTTCTTCATAAGAAAGAGCAGAATTTATTGCATTTACTTTTTCATATAAAGTGTTAGCACTATCAGAAGTTAATGTGCCATCTGCTGCTAAAAATTCTGGTGTTAGTGCTACTTCAAATCTTTTATATACATTATAAGATATTTGAGAAAGTGTTATATCCCTTCTTACATTTTTGTTTTGTGTATAATGTGAACAAGGTCTTAAATTAAAAGACAAAAAGTTTTTTAATAAACTAGAAACATCTGTTGTAAAATACCTGTAAGTACCATTATTTCTTGCATCAGCAGCAGAGTGTGTATGTATAAAAGGTGTAAAAGGAACTCTATAAGAAAACTTTTTGCTTGGTGGTTTATTTGTACCTCCATTCTCAAACTGATTTGTAATACTATTAAATGGTGTTATAGTAACTCTCATACTTACATAGTCAACCACTGAATCTGCTTGACCAGTAGATGGTGGGCTACCTGAAACTCTCATTGTGTATTTTATAGGTGTATAAACACTATACATCCCTGATTCTGTGCCTGGTGTGCTTGGGCTATCTACAAGTTGTACTGTTGCCATTAGTATATGTTATATTTATGGTTAAGGTAATTCATTACGTCTATTATTTGAGCATTTGATAAAGCTGATGTAAAAACCATTAGTTCTTGTACTGAGCCATTTAAATAAAGTGGTGTACTAGCGTTATCTACCCCCATAACAGCAGCATTTGCTGATGTATAATTGCTTGGTGGTGCATAACTTGCAAAAGTAGATTCTAAATGACTTTCTCCATTTAAAAAATAAGTTAGTTGTGTGCCATTTAGTCTTACTGCTCTACATTTTATTTGTGCTGCGTTAGCAGTTGCACTTTCTGTTAAAGTAGCTGTGTCAGTTCCAGATGAGCTTGCTTCATTGGCAATATATGTCCATTTATTATTATTTGTAGCTGTTTCTGTTACATGAATCTTCATTCTTTGTAGTGTTGTGCTTTCTTGGTTTACCCCAAAAACTGCACCACCATTTTCTGCTAAAGCATTGGTTTTAGCTATATAAAATATTGTATGATTTGCTGACAAGCCAACAGTTTCTCCTAGTGATGCTTGTTCACAACTTAAAAAATCATCTGTACCATCAAAGCTCAAAAAAGGGTATCTGTTGTTTGTATTTGTAGTGTCAGCCATTTCATACTTGTATTCTGGCTGTTGTGATGATGTTGTTTGTGTAAAATGGTTACCTTTACCACTTTGGTCTGTCCATTTTGTTACAACTTCTTTACCACCAAAATATTGTGTCTTTACTCCTATGTCAGATCGCAACCATACAGTAGGTGCTAAATCTCTGATAAACTGATCATCAAATGATGCAAAAGCATGAGAAAAACAATCTACAGTAAAATTCATTCTTATTTGTACTACTTTATCATTATGTTGATTTGTTTCTCTTTCTACAGTTATTGGTGAAGGTACAAGTGTAACTTCTTTGTTTTGATAGCTATCTAAGAAACTTTGTAGCCAATATTGTGCTTCAGCTTCTAATAATGTATATATTACATCTAAATTAGTGTTTGTATCATTTGCACCAGTGTTACTACTACTTGTTCTATATGGTTTTGCAAATATTACTTCAAACTCATATTCTTCTTTAATATGAGCATTTATTGGGTCTTTTTCAGTTGCAGGTAAAGTAGATGTTGGTGGTATAACTAAAAGTAAAGGATAATCTATATTATGGTTTTCGTTTACATCATCTTCATAACCAAATATAAACTGACCACTTGTCCATTTAGACTCCATTCTATCTCTTATATCTCTTAATCTATTAAATGCCATTTATTTTATATTTTTTCTTTGTTCTTCGTTTACAGCTAATTCAAAATCTGCTTTTGCTGTTTTCCAAGACATATATGTCATAACTTTATATAATTTTTCATCTTTTACACATTGTATAGCATCTTTACCTTCTTTTGTAAATACACCATCCAAAGCTAAGTCATACAAGCTATTTAACCAGCCATAAGGCTTCATTATTCTGCTTGCTTTTGTTACAGCTATGCTTTTTGTGCTGCCATTTCTGAAAAGGTTCGGATAACGCTTAGAGATTCTATTGTTTTCTTGCTCAAAAAAAAACTGAACTCCCAAACTATATCCATTGTTAAATTCTTAAATTTTTTAGCCTTTTCATCTATATTATCTAAATCTACTTCTTCATCTACCTTTTTACAAAGTATCGCCATCTGTTCTGGTAAAATATCAAATCTACCATTCTTCAAATATTTAGTGCTCAATTCTAGCTGATTAGCTTCTATGTAATCACCAAATGTTCCTGTTTTCATAAACTCAAAAGGAAAGAAATATGTTTCTCCATCATATACAAAAGATTCTATGCCTTTTGGTTTATAGTCTAGCATTATATTATCTAATGAATTAATAACTTT